AACTGCACTTATAGATGCTAACGAAACAGCAGGTTTAACACGAGATCAGGCTACACAGTCAGCGTTAGACACACTAACACAAGAGTTAGGTACAACCGAAACTGCACTTTTAGCTGAGATTGGCACAACTAAAGACGCGTTAACTGCTGATATAACGCAAATAACAGAAAACTTAGGCGGCGATATAGACTCTATTGCTGAAGTGCTTGGTAAACCTGCTCGTGACGTAACCCAAGAAGATGTTGATTTTGTTGCAAATAGTATAGCTTTAGATACAATTTTTACCGAGCAAGAGATAACGCAATACGACGTTAACAACGATGGTGTTGTAGATAAGTCTGACGAAGATTTACTAATAGAAGCGTTAGATACAGATACAGATACAGATATAGAAATTGGACCTACCGGACTGTATGCTGACATAGACACACAAAACGATCTGATAACAGAATTGCAAACAGAGCTTGAGTTACAAAATGAACAACAACTTGACATGCAACAAGACTTAAACACACAAATAAACACGCAAACTAACCAAACAAACTTTAATCAGTTTCAAGATATGTTAACAAATGCTGGCGATATAGGTGGGCAACGTGTAGATGTGCTTGCTGGAGATAAAGTAAATCTTGACTACCTGTATGATTTTGAAAGTATTTTTGCTAATCCGCAACAAGAATCGTTGTTCGGTAGTCCTTATAGTCCTAGACCTACTGCAAATCCTCGTGGTGGTAGGTTTGCACAGGGTGGACAGGTAGAGGATAAAAATGATATGTTGCTAAGAATACTTGGAGAAATGTAATGGCATCTTGGTTTGACAGTATTTTAAATCAACTAACTGATGACCCAGTTAAAACAGGAATATCGTTGGGCGGGGCGTATCTGTTAAATCAATCCGGTATTGGCCAAGCACAAATACCTCAAACAGGATATCAAGGTAAAATTCCAGAACTTTCTATGTCTAGGCAAGTAGTGCCTAACACATATGATCCTAATAGAAGGCCGGGTAGTAGTGGACAACGTTATTTTACTGACCCTCAATATATACCTAAAAGTGCAACGCCTTCTACACCGATGTCTGCCGAAGGTCTTGCTGCGCTAAATGCTGCAAATCCTGCTAAGGAAGAAGTAAAACCTGTTGTGCCCCCAGTAACAACAATGGCAGCGGGAGGTATTGCAGAATTAAAACAAGGTAAATATCTTGATGGCAAGACTGACGGTATGGCTGACAAAGTGCCTGCGTCTATTGACGGCATGCAAGAAGCTCGACTTAGCGACGGTGAGTTTGTTATACCTGCAGATGTTGTAAGTCATCTTGGTAATGGTAATTCTGATGCAGGCGCAAAAGTTCTTGAAGATATGATGGCTCGTGTTCGTAAAGAACGAACGGGCAATACTAAACAGGGAAAAGAAATTGACCCTAAAAAATTCTTACCCGCGTGAGGTGAATTATGGCTGAACAAGATACTACTTCTGGTGTGACTGCTGGCAATTCGGGCATGCCCTCAAGTTATACGGGTACTGAATCCTCACTGTCTAATTGGGCAGGAGATTATGTTACCAATATGCTCGGCAAGGGTCGAGCGTTGGCGGAAGAAGGATATAACGCGTATACAGGACCACTAACCGCAGGCACTTCTGAATTACAAGATGAGGCTTTTAGCGGTATTGCGGGACTTAATTTGCCTACAGATCAAATGGGTGCAACAGGGTACACACCCCAAGCGTTTACAGGTGACGCTGTATCGCAGTACATGAACCCCTACCTCATGCAATCGTTGCAGCCACAGATTGACGAAGCGCGTAGGCAGTCTGAGATCGACCGTATTTCTAACGCAGGGCGTATGACCCGTGCAGGGGCATTTGGTGGATCACGACAAGCGGTACTAGACGCACAAAACCAAGAGGCTATGCAACGAAACATTGCTGGAATTACAGGTCAGGGATACGCAGATGCGTATAGAAGTGCCGTAGATCAGTTTAATGTTGAGCAAGATCGCGGCATGACTGCACAAGACAGGATAAATGAGTATGGGTTTACTGGGTTAGGTGCATTAACAGACGCAGGGCAGTTACAAAGAGATGTAACATCTGAGGGTATTGCGGCAGATAGAGCACAGTTTGAAGAAGAACGTGATTATCCGTTTAAACAAGTACAGTACATGCAGTCTTTGCTACAAGGACTGCCTATCGAAGCGCAGTCGTATAGTTACGCACAGCCTAGTGCGTTGTCAGAACTTGCTAGTACATCTGGTGGTCTTAGCGCGTTGTATGATAAACTATTTCCAAACACGAGTAAAACTGCTCCAACAACATCCCTTCGCCCTGTGCTACGTCCAACATAAGGAAAAAATAAATGGCTATTGATCCTAGAGGTGGACTTAGTTCTTTAGTTTCTAGTGAAGCTGAGAATATGTATGGCATGCCGCAGCCAGCGCTAGAGCAACGTGCTAAGGTTGCTGGCGCTACTATGGATGCTATTGTTGCTCGTAAAGCTTTGGAGATGAAAAGACAGGCCAAGGCCGCGTTGGATGCAGAGACACAACCTAACCCTGACACTATTGTTGCGCAAAACGAAAAAGCTTTGATGGACAGTATTCAGCAAGAAACCTCGGGCACACTGGCAGATTTAACAAAGCGTACGCAAGGTACAATGGCACAGAAACAGCGTGTGCAGGGTCAAAATATGCAACGCGCTGCAGCAGGTACGCCACGGCCACCACAACAACCACAGCGCCGTCCTATGCCCCCACAGGCTCAAGGATTAGCTGGCGCACGTATGGCACAGGCTGCGCAGGCAGGTGGCCCTAAAATGATGGCGCAAGGCGGTATTGTTGGTTTTGCTGAAGGTAGAAAAGTAGGTTCTCGTGTTAGGGAGCGTGTTAAAGAATTAGGTATAGATTTAGCGACCTTTGATGCGTTACCAGAAGAACAGAAACTTGCTATTGTAAAACAAATAGATGACCAAAGCAAAGCGGCAGCAGCAGGGCAATCACTTGGGTATGCTCCTGCACAAATAACAGATAAGCTATATCGCAATCCTATGGCAGCAATAGGTAATTTAGGCATAGCCGCAGCAGAATCACGCGTGGGACGTGCTATAGGGTTGGGAGATGCTACAGACCCTATGACCCCATTTGAATACAACCCGAATGTCAAAAAAATAGATGCTGCGGTAGAAAAAAACTTTATACCTGCAGGTACAAGTATTAGAAATCTACTTCCTGTTGGTTCAGATACAGGAACACCGTTAGAAATGCCTTCTGATGGCCCTGCAAGTTTAATACCCCCTAGTCCTGATGGCACTCCTGTTACCCCTCCACCTCCAACACCTACTCCCGCACCTGAAATAGAAAGGCCCGCAGAAGTACCCGTTGAAGATCAAGGGCTTGGTAGCTTAGAGGATACACCACAAACTGCAGGTACTGTCGGACTACCCGATCTTACTACCGAAAATAGAACAAACGTAGATGAAGCAGTGCAAGCAGGTTTTGCACAAGCAGATGCAAATTCTAATCGTGCTAGTAACATTGCCAGTATGGAAGAACGTCTTGCTGCGTTAGATAAGTACGACGCAGAAACTTATCGTACTCCCGAAGAACAAGCTAGCAGAGAGATTCAATCGTTCTTGGTAGGTATGGGTGGTACAGGTTCACTAGGTGCGGCTATGCGCGGCGGGATGGCCGCTATGGGCAACGAAGAACGTATATCTAGGGCTAATGGGCGAAAACGTTTAATAGACAAATTTGAAAAACAAAAAGAAATTGTTGGCGAAGACCGGCAGTTTGCACAAATGGGTATACAACTGGGTACGCAACTTGCTGCTGACGCTGCTGCAAACGAACGTACCATTCGTGACGCCGCTGTAAAATTAACTACAGCACAAATGACAGCCGCCACTGCAGATGCAAATCGTATTACAGATCGCGAAAAAACTTTGTTGGACGCGGCAGATAAAAAAGCACAACGTGAGATAGACAGGGCAAAAAACAAAAGTTACGACAATCGAACTAGACTTACCGCTGCTATTAAAGTTGCAGGTGAGGTTGCTGCCACACGAGATTCCATACGTGCAACTGAAATAGAAAATAACACAGAATTAAAAATGCTTGAAATGCAAATGATGGAAGCCAATGAAAATGAAGACACTCAACGTATGCAAGAAATACAACGAGAAATGACTGCAATACGACGAACTATTGATGTAACTGTAGAGTCTGCCATTAACGCTGCAAATCTTACAGAAAAAGAATCTACCGCAAATGCAGTTATAGAAGACTTAATGGACGATGTATCTATAACTAGCACCACTGTAACACCTTAATTTGCGAAAGTTTATTATATGGCTACGTATGCACTTGATCTATCTGATGGTTCGCAAGTTAGTGTAGACGCTCCTATAGGTGCTACAAATGCAGAACTATTAAAATTAGCAAAACAACAACGTCGTGAAGCGCGAAAAACTGCGGCTAACGAACGTAGAGATGCCCGTGCTGACGATCTTTACGGTGAAATGGAAAACATACCCCGACAAGCAATTTCGCAAGATGACGGTTTGTTTACAGATTTAGCCAAAGGTTTTGGTGCAGGGTTTGTAGGCACAGGAGAAATGGCTGCGTTAGGTGCAGCTACATTGTTAGACGAAGAAACGGAAGTTGCTGCTCGTGACAAAATACAAGGTATTGCAGACGCAATAAAACCCAGCGGGGGCGACACTGATGATCTATCGTATAAGATTGGTCAGACGTTTGGTTCTATTGCAGGATTTGCTGCACCGATTGCTGGTGTGGCTGCAGGTATAGCTGCGCTACCCGTTGCTGCCCCCGCTGCCGCTATAGCTACAGGCACAGGCGCGTTACTTGGTGTAGGTACAGCCGCTGGTGAAGCTAGTGAACGTGCCCGTGCTGCAGGCGCTACAGAAGAACAACGTAATCGTGCTATACGGCAAGCTGCGCCGTTTGGTCTGTTAGAGGTTGCACCTCTTGGCAGGTTTATGAAATCTGTAGACATCCCTGTAATTAACAAACTCATAGACGATCTTGGCCCTGAGACTGTTGAAACTATTGGACAACGTATTCAAAACGCAGCAATAACAGGTGGCGCAGAAGGCGCACAAGAAGCTACTGCTGAGATTATTCAAAACCTTGCCGAACGTGGATACAACCCAGAACGTGCTATATTTGAAGGGTCAGGTGAGTCTGCCGCATTAGGCGGTGGGGCTGGTGCTACTATTCAGTTCCTTGTTGATGCGTTTACAAACAGTCGCAAAACTGGACCTGTTACAGAGACAAGCGAAGTGTTGGCGCTACCTCCACCAAGCGAAGCTGAATTGCGTATGTCGCCAAGACGAGGGATTAGTGGACCCCCAACGCCATCAGGCGAACAAATTAATATGCCTCCACCACCAAAACAAATTACAGGACCAGATGATCTTGGACTAAGAAATGAAGCTGCAACGGGTGTACCTACTACACGAGATCAACGGACGGCCCGTACTTCCGAAGGAATAGCCAGCCTAACAACAGCAACTAAAAATAAGGCTGCAGTAGTAGAACAGGCTAAGGCTGAATTACAAAACGATGGTATGATAACGCCTAAAACGCGTAAAGAAATAGAAACTAACCTTACACCAAAAGAAGCTGAAGATGCCTTAAAAAATACACGGTACGAACCTGCATTAGGATTAACAGGTGTAGGCGCACGAGATAACCGTGCATTTGGCGACGTTCAACGCGATCTTGTACCTCCAAAAGAAATACAAGATAAACAGCGTTTTGACGACGTTATTGCAAGTCAAAAACGTGATAGTCTTTCTCCTGACGCAGAAAGATCAGGTCGAACAGCTAGTATAGCTGTGGAAGAACAAGCCGCGCAAGCTAAGGCGCGCGAACGTCAGGGATTGGCCGCTGCAGAACGTGGCGATGTAGAAGCTTTTGAGCAACCGGATTTGTTTGCAATGGAACGCGAACAAGACGAACGCAAGTACGGCAGACCTACGCCCCAACCTGAAGCTGTGCCTGAAATGTTAGGACCAATAGACTCTGGTAGAGCAGCCAATCCTGAGACTGATTTAGTTGACCGTATTGCTGCGCTTGAAGCACAAGAGGCTAGTGCAAACGTACGTAAAGCTACAAGACGAGAACAAGAAAACCAAGAAGCCATAGATGTAGACACCGAACTAGGCTTGCGTGACATGCAAGCAAAGGTGACTGAACCTGCACGAAGAACCGCAGATCGTAAGAGGCCAGAACAATTATCGTTTCGAGGAGATTTACGGCAGGGCGTTCGTGAACCTCAACTTAACCCTAATGTTGAGCCTATAAATTTTGTTTCAGATTTAAGTGAACTTTCTAATTTAGGAGAGGGACAACAAGATGCAGACGCTCAACCAACTGACGCGGGAGCAAGTAGAACTAGCGATGCAGGTGTTAGACCAGAGCGTAAGAGTAGACGGGGAGCCAAAGCCCCTGCAGATACCGGCAGAGTTAAACCATCTGACAGCGCAGGAGTGGGACAAGCTAGCGGAAGGGCTGGCAAGCCTAGTCGTGGAGCAAGGAAAAGCGACGATACATTAAAAACAGATGCTGCAAGTAAAAAACCCGCTGAGTTTAATCGTGATGCTGTAGGTGGAAAGACAACAGGGGCGGCAGGACAAGTAATTCCCGGCGTAGCGCGGTCTAAAACAACTGGTAAAAAAATATCAGCAGATGCAAAGGGACGGTTTGCGCCTGAACCCCAAAGAAGAACATCTAATCAACAGTTTGCAGATCAAAGTGCTACATCTGCAAAAAAAGGTCGCGCTGAAACTGTTAGGTCTAAAGAAGCTGATGCTGCACACAAGGCTAGGTTTGAAGCTCAACCTAAAGCTATTCAAGACATTGGTAAGGCTGACACTGAATCAAATGCTCCTAATGCACCTATGACTGCATCAGACAAAAATAAAATATTAAAATTGTTAAATGACAAACGTAAAACTGGCAAACTTACAAACGCGGCAAGAAAATATTTTGATTCGTTTCCTACATTTACTGGAGCAATAGACGCGCTTACTTATGATGTAGGTATGCAAGTATCACGATCTCGTAGAAACGAAGACTACACAGAAACTACAGCACAAGAACAATTTTATTTAGATGATAAATCTAAAAGTATGCCTGCTATGACAGAAAAATCTGCGCGTCTTGTTACGGATTGGATGACCAAAGATGCAGGTATGTCTTCTACGTTTGTTAAACACGTTAACCAACTTATACAAAATGAAAGTGCAGCTAGAGCAGCACAAAGACAATACCTTAAATCAGATAAGGTAGCAGAAGCAGTTGCAAATTTATCGCCCGAAGCATTAGCAATACGTGAAGCAGATTTAGCAAAAGACGCTAAAAAACCATTACTTGCCGAGGCTACAATAGACATACCTTTACGACCCGTAGTAAAAACTATGTTACTTAAAGGAGATTTGGGTGGTGCGCTAAGTGCATTAGGACTTACTTCTCCGTCACCTTTAGTGCAGCGTTTAGCTACTAAATTAGGCAAAAATATTGGTGCTACTAAACTAACAACAGCTGCAAAATTAAAAACTCCTGATGGGGTTCCTGTCGCTGGCTATTTTGATCCTAAAACCAACACCATTACGTTAGATAAAACATCTGGTATCAACCAACATACTTTGTTGCATGAAATGTTACACGCAGTCACGTCTGCTACACTAGCAAACAAGTCACACCCACTTACAAAACAACTGACTAAGATATTTGAAGATTCAAAAGAGCTGTTAGCAGGCGAATACGGCATAACTAACTTAGACGAGTTTGTTGCTGAAGCCATGTCCAACCCTGACTTCCAGACACAATTAAAAACATCCACGATAAACGGGCGGCACCCGTTCTACCAAATGGCTCGGTCCGTTGCTAACTTTATTAGGACACTGATAGGACGCCCTACGGTGCCGGAACAGTCTACGTTTGATGCTGTTGACACCTTAGTACAATCGCTAATCTCTCCCACTCTTGAGGGGCGTAATGCCAGCAAGATGTATATGATGTCTAAAACTGTCGCGGGAGCGAAGACTATTATAAACAACCTCGCTGACAAGACTATTGAGGCTGACAACAAATATATTGACGCCACCCGTGACTTAATAGGTGACGTACCCAGAAATGCACGTAAAGTGTTTTTAAAATTTATGCCTGTAAACGTGTTAGGTAAACTGGCCCGATCTAAGATTGCGGAAGCCCCTGTTCTCAATAACATTGTAAACAGTATGAGTAACGCCCTGCGTGAAGCCAACGATAAGTTACGCCCTCTGGTTGAAGACATCCGAGAATTAAAGAAAAGTAAAACCCCTAAAGACATACAAGACTACGCCACACTGTCGTATCTTATACCTAACGCGTCATTCTACAGGATTGACCCCCGTGAGCCTAATTTCAAAAAAGCATACAGTATTAAGAAAGACCCAAAGACGCGGCTAGATGCAGTAGAAGCCAAGAAGATACACGACGAATTACGTAAACAGTTTACTAGCATGTCCCCAAAGGCACAGAAGCTGTACCGCACGATTACCAATATGTTTGAATCTCGTCTTCTGGATTCTCAATCGGCTATAGATGAAGCCATTGCTGCAAGCATCCCTGACGAAGAAGGGCGCAAGTCTGCAAGCAAGAAGTTAGCAGAGTTACTAGAAGCAGAACGGGGGCAGATACGTCCGTTTGCACCCCTAACACGTTCGGGTAACTACCGTCTTGAGTTTATGACCATAGACCCCGTATCAGGCAAACCTGAGTACTATATAGAATACTTCGATGGGGTTACAGCGCGAGAACGTGCAAAGAAAAACTTGGCTGAATATAACGCAAAGGTCCGTGCAAAACTACCTAACACCCCTGAAGGTAACGCGTTCCGTGAATACATAGACCAACCTGTCATCGAAGGCGTACGAGGCGCAAACTTTAATTTCAATAAAGCACCTAACACTTCGTTCGTGTACGCACTACTGCAACAACTACAGGCGGCGGGAATTAAACCCGAAACTTACGACGGCGTTGTAGAATTAGTGTTGGATTCAATGCCCGAACGTTCGTTTATGCAGTCGTTCCGTAAACGTGGCGACAAACGTGGTTTCCAAGGCGACACAACCCCTACAGGCATGGCACAGACTGCATTTGACCTGTTAGACACCGTGCAAACCAAAGGGCGCGACTACAACCGCCAAATCATACAGATGCAGTATGGGTCTAAAATTCAAAAGTGGAAGGTCGGAGTTAACGATAAATACAAAACTGAGAAGCTGGACGAAACAACTGCCGACTACAAGACGACTTTAATTGATATTGCCGACTTTGCACAAAGTCCTAACGTAGCACGGTGGTCTCAAAACCTTACATCTTTTGGGTATGCGTGGACTATGGGCTTCAACCTGTCTTCTGCTGCTACTGCTATATTTGACGTGCCCATGTCTGGCGCACCAAGATTGATGGGTAAATACGGGGATGCAAAAGCAATCAAAGCCTTGGGTAGCGCGGCAGCGTTACTTAAAAATAGCCCCAAAGAAAAACTTATAGACGCGTACAGCGACAAGGTTGACGCTGATGGCAAGGTTATACTTGAAAAACGCAAAATCAAAGGCGGTATGGCTGGATTCTCTATAGTGAACTACGACTTTGACGCCATACGCAATATGTCTGACGCTGAATTAAAGAAAGAAGGCATGACAAAAGCACAACAGAAAAAACTGTTGGACTTAGAAATGTTAGCCGAAGTTGGCAGCGAAAACGCGCAGTTTAGCCAATCGCTAAACCAAGAACACATGGATGTAACGCGCGGAAAAGACCGCCTTGAGATGTTAAACGCTTACACCAGCTTTCTGTTTCACCATTCGGAGCGTTACAGCCGTGAAGTTCTTATGGCGTCCACGTACGAGTTGGAACTAGATCGCTTACGTAACAACCCTAAACCTGCAGAGCGTAATATGTCAGACAGTGAGAAGCAACGCGCTGCTGCACTGGAAGCCGTAAACGAGACGGAGACAACGCTGGGAGCTACAGCATCTGCGGGGCGTCCTGTTATTGCACAAAGCGGCGTTGGTAACGTGTTTATGTTGTTCAAGCGGTTTGCCATTAGTAAGTACGCTATGATGGCTGAGATGACTAACGACGCGTTCAAGGGGGCTACTACAGACGCAGAGAAACAAGACCGCGCCATAGCCAGAGGGCAACTAGGCAGGTTTATGGTGTCCTCCGCTGGGTTCGCTGGTGTAGCGGGTATGCCTATGATGGGCGCGTTGGGTATGCTGTACGATATATTCTCCGAAGACGATGACGATAATTTTGACGCTGTGCTAGACAAAACCTTTGGCGAGACATTGAGCCGTGGCTTATTGAACGCAGCGTTAGGGTCGGACATGGGCAGCAGAATTGAAATGAACAGCCTGTTGTATCGTCCTCCGATTATAGACAAAGATCAATCAATGTTGTGGACCCTCGCGGAGCAACTGGGTGGTCCTGTGGTGGGCATATCTTTGAGCATAGAGCGAGGTATAGGGCTGTATAACGAAGGGGAGTTTGTGCGCGGCACAGAAGCCGTACTGCCAGCCTCTATACGTAACGTAATAAAGAGTGGGCGGTACGCAACCGAAGGAGCGTTGACGCGTAGGGGTGATCCGATAAGCGAAGACATCGGGTTGTTCCAAACCATAATGCAAGCTGGGGGTGCGGCCCCTACAGCGATAACAGACCAGCACCGTAGAAATAAAAACAATCGGGGCAGGGACGATCATCTAAAAGAAGAACGCACACGACTGTTACGCAAATTAAATTTTGCAGCCGCACAAAACGATGCAAGAGGGTATCTTGAAGCGTACAAAGAAATTTTGAAATACAACCGTAGTCTGCCTCTCGCTGCCCGAGAGCGCAAGGTCATACTCAAAGAGACTATTGACAGGTCGCGCAAAGCCTACGACGCCCGTACGTTACGTATGAAAGGCGGTATTGAGTACTCACCGTTCATGCTTGCAAGTAACCGCGAGTATGATGACGGACTGTTTGATTAACGAAAAAACCCCCGCTGTGAAGCGGGGGAGTATACATCGAGGAGAACGGCAAACAGATCAGACGTTGCCACGATCACAATATCACATCTTTCTCCATATGCGAACCCCAAACATTTTATTTTCTACACGCGCACGTATAGTCATACGCCACGACTTTAACTGAGCCACTTTCCGCGCCTGTTCCGCTGCTCGTACTGTGTTAACACATGGCACAAACACAGAGGCACCTACGCACATCTTATCCCAATCAACGATGACTTTTACCCCATCAGGATTTAAATCATATATCGTCTGTGTCTTCTGGTACACTGCTCAGTCCGTCTAGTTTCACAGCAATCACCCGTATTGGTGGCAGATTAAAGTTAGTGCCTTTAGTCAACCGCACCTGTAACTTTTTAGCCCCCATCTGTTTTACCATTTCCTCAACTGTAGAGTTGTAGTTTATGTGCCTGTCGTTTAGATGTTTCTTAAACGCCTTGGGCACCATGTAAAACATATCGGTGTCTGTCTCCAGCCTAGCAACAAACATATTACGTGGGTTTTGTTCGGGTATAATTATAGGTACAGCCCCATCCACAGCCGTGCCACGTTGGTCTTTCGTACTTTTTATCTTGAGTATGTTTGTCCAATTTTCTGTAGCAAACTCTGTGACTAGCTGTTGTACGGACGCTCCGCTGTCATCGACATAGGCTTTGACTTTCTGCAGTTCCCGTACGACCCAATCAAACAACGCATTTGTGTCGTAATGTATCAGACCCATTTGTTTTGCTGCTAACGCCCCTAATATTGTAGCCGAGCACCCCGCAGACCAAAATCTGTTCTCTGCCTGTAACCCCGCCTTACGATCTAGTTTTGCCTTGATCTTGCGGTACAAACGCTCAAGCGCATCTTTGTTATTTATGACGTATTGCACAAACTCTATTGAGAAATGCCCATAGTTTTGTTTGGTATCTTGAAACAACTGGTCTGTCTTACTCTTGTCTAAGACTGCCTTTATGTTTTTATCAACCCGTATTTCTAACACACGCTGCATCTCGGCTTTGGGGTCATCTTTTACACGCTGCATTTCTTCGTAGAAACTCATGTTACCTGTAGACAACGCCATAAGCTGCCACGGCTTACCCCTAACGCGCTCCATGTTACCACCACCTGCCATGCGGTTCTTTTGCTTTCCTTCGGACAACTGATAAGAATACTTTGATACATCGCCCCCTTTCATGTTCGTCATCTCGTCAGAGTTTAACGGTACGTTGCACATAACCTCTCCACGGTTCATGCGCGAGTTAGGGGTGTCATCTTGCCCCAACGTGAGCGCGTGAGGGTCGCCCCACACACCTGTATTTGCGTATATCGCAGTGGTCTTACCTACGCCTGTGCCGCCGTACAAATGTACCCCAAAGCTGTTCAACCCTGTCAACGGCATCAGAATAGAACCAAAACCCATACACACGGCGAATTGTTGTAACTCTAACCCCGTGCAGTTAAAAAACTCTAGTATCTCAAGTTGTCGGGCACGGGTGCCTTCGGGTTTAAAGAAATCAATCAACCCCGCTGTCTTGCCTGATGGTGGATTGTATTCAACATCCGTTGCAGTGACTAACTGATCGCCCAACACAAAAGACTTCATGTCCTTGTCAGCCCACCCGAATTGCTGGTGCGCCTCACTTGCTGTAGTCGTACGTTGTAACTCGTTTATCCATGCTGCTGTGTATGCCATAAGTTTATCTACGTCCTTCCCAAATGAGGTTATGCCTTGCATAGCCATGTTCTTACGAAAGTCTTCCCTAGAAGTAACCGCTGTTAACGGTATTACAAATTCCCGCACCCCGTCACGCGGTAAGTGTAGAGCAAACGCTACTACCTCTCCAAGCAACACGTCATGTAAGCGTCTCGTCACGTAGAAGTCGTAATGATATATGCACTCCTCGTCAGGATCACCATCAGCGTTCTTTGTTCGTATAAACACGCCGCCGTTATGCCCACGAAAATAAGGCTTGGGGAACGTAGGTATAACGTGTTTCCCCGTAGACGTTTCCTCAGAAGCATCCTCATCTTCGTAAAAGTCTACTTCCTCATGCGCTGCGTAGCGCGACACCAAACCGTCTACCTCGTCCCGATCCAACGGTGGGTCAAACGTAGTGGCGTTAAAGCCATGCGCCATAGACCGTATGTCTTCCTCGGATAAGTGCCCCTTAGCGCGGAGATGGCCTATATACGAAAGCATGGCAGGGTTTCGGCCCCCCTCGCCTACTTCGGTAGGTTTCTCATATCCGTCACGTTCAAGTAAGTCGCGCAGAGCCGCCGCCCCTTGCCCTGCCTTTGTAGGAACTGGTATCGAATCACCGCCGACTATCTCTGAAAAAGTGTCGTAGTCTACGGTGCGGGGTTCTTCTAAGCCAAAAAATGTCACCCGCTCGGGGGGATCGCTCTTGTAGTTGTGTGTGTCTGGAACACGTAAAACCCTAGATATATCGGCAGTAACCGCAGGATCAGCGGGAAACTCACTGGCTGCACATAACCTTTTAAGACGCGAGGCAGTCGTAAGCCAATCGTCTTTGTGTACGGGCGTGTCCAGTATCCAGTATACGTGTACCCCGCTCCCTGAGTTTATTAGTGTAGGGCGCGGCAGTCCATGCTCCCCACAAAAATCCTTGAGTTGTTTGATGGCTGCAGCCTGTGTAGGAAACTTGTTGTCCCCTTCCCCACAGTCCAAATCCAAGAAAAAAGATTTAAGTGTGTGTACGTTGTCTGCCTTGCGCGAACCTGCTTCCGTTAAACATGCTAGACTAAAGTAAGCGTCGTAACCGTTTTGGTCAAACTCTCTCGCTGCGTCTAATACGTGTTCAGTGGATGTGTAGAATTTTTGTTTGCGACGGTTTGCGGCTGCGTTAGCGGCAAAGACGCAATAGTTCCCCTGTTGACCTAGTACTAGGTCCAAGAATTGCTTCGTTTTCATTGTCACCACTCAATAAAAAAGCCACGGCTAACTTAATAACCGTGGCGCGAGACTTAATCGTCCCAGTTATCTACTATTGTGTCTAAATCATCTCCACCTGACTTACCCATAGACGCTGCCTTTTTGGCAATCTTCTTTGGGGGTTCGTCTTCTTCATCATCGTCAGGCACACCTGCTAACACGTTATTGCTTTTAGGAGACGCTGCTGTTTTGGCAAACGGGTTTTCTTCCGCACCCCTAAACACAAACCCACCATCCACAGCCCCAAACGGATTACGTACTTCTTGCGGTATGTACTTGATAACCTGCACAGCTTTGAGCCGTAGTGACACGCCGCTTTCCCATTCCTTACCCAGTTTCATACGGTAAGGGATAAGGTGTACTGCTACATTTACCGTACTACCTGTAGTTAACTGAAAACCCTTTGGGAGCGGTGTACCCTGACTGTCTACCTCTAATGGTTTGGTAGTAGTCTCCCCGTTATACGCACCCTTGAGGTTGGCTTTGTGAGTGTACGTACCGTTATCATCTTTGACGAACGGGTTGGTTAGTTTCTCGTCCCAATCGTCATCACGATTGTCTGAGTAGGCTTTCTTCATAGCCGTAAACAAAGCTTTAGCTGTGGCGCTGTCCATGCGAAACGCAACGGAATAAGAGGCATTTTGATCCCGTGGATCACAAGGTTCGCTACGTCTAATTTTAGAATTAAACGCATAGGTGCGGTCCACTTTAGGCCACAGGGCTTCAACGTCTTCAATAATATAGGCTTCTGCCATTGTCGTTCTCCTTATATGTTACACATCTTCATCAGCGTCGAGATCAAACTCTAACTGTTTTTCTTTCGGTTTATCGACCGACTTAGGTTCTACAGCGGCGGTTGTTAACGCCTCGGTCACTGCGGATTGTTTGAAACGGTAAGTGTTCCCAATCTTTACATACGTGTGCTTGGGTATGTGCCCCTGCCGTAACCACGCACGGATAGTAGATATGGACACCGCAAAATGCTTTGCCAAATCTTCTATAGGTACAAACGGTTCTGCCATTATTTTTTCCTAACTGAGATTACGTATTCGTTATCGACGTTCAGCCCCTTGGGTAGTACGTCTGGGTTTTCTTCCAAAAACTGCTTTAGGTTTGTCTGGTTCAAACGTTTGTCCAACAATTCGGGTACGTCATGCTCAAGTATAAACTCGTACATACGTTCCCAATCGCTCGTCCAGTATTTTGTTTTAGACGTTCTAAAAAACAGTCCTTCAGAAGTCCGTACACTTTCGACTTTGTGTGTCTCACAATAATCTAACAGTGCGTTCTTCAAGATAGTTTGTTGGCGAACCAACGCCCCATCTCGTTCCTTAAATTCTGCTGACAATGCTGCCCGTTCTGCACGTATTTTTATATACGCTTTGGTTAGTTTGTCGGCAGGTATTTCGTCTTTGTCTGACATTTACCCCCCTCTTCAGTAGTGAGAATTATTAAATACTTACTTATGGTAGGCTAGTCAAGTAGTTCTTTGTATAAATCAATCATTTTTGTGTGTACGTCTATTCTATTATCTAATAATGAGTATATACGTCGTTCCACGGGGGAGCCTTGTAGTTGTACTACAGTACACTTATGCTTCTGCCCCGACCTGTGAACCCGAGCGTTTGCTTGAGCGTATGTTTCTAATGACGAGGTTGGACCCCACCATACAACAGTGTTTGCCGCTGTTAACGTGACACCATGTGCTGCCGACTGTGGTTGAATAATTAGTACACGTGGGTCTGGCTGTTCTTGAAATCGTTTAAAGATGTCTGTTCGTTTGGCTACGGGTACACCCCCTCTTATAACTTCCGTAGCGATCCCGTCATTACGCAGCTTATCTGTCAGTATGTCAATGACATGTTTAAAAGGTACGAATACTAAAACCTTTTGACTGCTCTCGTCTATTACTTCGCGTAAGACCTTATACCTATGGGATATGTCAAACTCTAAGGCATCACCTTCGTCGGTATACACAGCCCCACATGATATTTGTAACAACTTATTCATAAGCACAGCAGCGTTTATGCCCGTAACTTCGTCCTTACCAATCGTCACAGTCATACGTTTTTTAAGTAACTGGTAATACTTTAGCTGTTGCCGCGTAAGTTCGACCTTTCGCTTGACGTAAACCATGTCGGGTAAGTCAAGACATTCTTCTTTAGTAAACCGTATTGCAGGTTGTAGTATTGCATGCACCAGATCACTCGCTGTGTCTTTGACGATCCACCTAAACTGCGTGATGTTAACCATAACCATGTCACGGAATGACCCAAAAAACCGTGGCACAGTATTAGGATTGACCAACTTAGCCAATCCGTACGCATCTAACGGAGACTGTGCGGCGGGGGTGCCTGTCATGAGCCACAGCCATGTCTTGTCATGTATTAATTTGTTAAGAGTTTTCCAGCGTTTAGACTGCGCGTTTTTGTAGTGCGTTGCTTCATCTACGATAATTAAATCAAAGTTACCGGCTGCAATACTATCAGCCACAATTTTAACACCGTCATAATTTATTATTACAAAGTCTGCACCTTGCTCTACAATCGCCTTGCGTTTGGTAGGGGTGCCGTGCGCTATGTCTACTGAGCGGTGCGGGGCAAACGCATCTAAATCACTACGCCATGCGCTGTCCATAATAGATAGAGGACAGATAACTAACACTCGCCGCACTTTATTTTGCTTCATCAAAAAGTCAGCGGCCCATATTGCGCTTGCTGTCTTACCTGTACCCTGCTCGTTAAAACAAAACGCCTTACGGTTCATTGTCAAAAACGCAGCGGTAGTTTTTTGGTGTGCAAACGGCTTGTGTTTGCCCGACCACTGGTATCGGGTTTCTATGGGCGACGGGGATTTTATCCCCAAGTCTTTAAGCGTATGAGCCTCGTCAATGCCAAGGTTAACTTTTACCTCATGTTTGTTAACCTGTACGCTGTTAGGTATTGTTTTAGTGACACGACTTGGGTTGCGTAGCCGTAACAGCAACGCTTTGCCATCTATCAACTGCATGTTCGTTCTCCTGATTTCGGGCAGCTGCCCGAATTATTTTTTCTTTTGGTAATTACGCGAACGGTTCTTGCTTGAACTCTCTATACGTAATCCGTCTTTATTCTTGCCCCCTTTTACTAGAGCTTTCTTGTGACTAACATCTTTGCCTTCACGTTTGTCTGCCTTGCCGTTTTTGTTACGGTCTACACCTTCGCGGTCTACCTTGCGGCGCGCGCGTTGGCGTTCCATCCTACGCTCAAACGTAGCAGACCCAACAGGTGCGTTAACTTGTTTCTTTCGTTTGGCTTTTTTGGCTCGTTTTTTATTTTCACTCATGCGTTCGCTCCGTTGTGGACACATTCAACTACAGGACAGTGGCGTCTGCATAACCCGCTAGGACGTGCGTTCCACACATCGTTATCAGCGGCGGTTTTCATGTGGTTATATTTACCCAACCACTTGCGCCAAAGCTGTTCGCTATCATACTCCATGTAGGTATCTTTTACCAAGTCTTTAGTTATGACAAACAACAGCCCCGCCCTTATCTTTTTTACTTCGGGGTAATGCGCGAACACGGACAAAGCCATAAGTTCTAGTTGTCCTTTGTCAGCGTACTTTGCAGACTTACCTGTCTTGTAGTCAATCACCCATGCAAGATCACCATCTAAGATGATAAGGTCAGCTATGCCACGGAACCAAACTTCAGGGGCGTAAAACCCGCAGGGTTCTAGGTTTTCGGTAACTCCTAACTTTTCTTCGCACAGTTTTCGCCCCTGTCTATTTTTTAAAGACGTGAGTGCGGCACGTGCGAACGTAAATTGTTTAGGTACAGGTACGTCCTTACCTACAAAGTCCTCGGCCATGTTATGAAACGCCGTGCCATACAACGTAGCCTCAGTCTCCTTGAAAGGATGTTCTTTGAGTATCTTCTCATGGTAAAACTGTTTAGGACATTGCTCAAAGGCTTTGATCCTGCTGAACGACCACGGCGCAACTTTTACCATGCGTCTTTTAACTTTTGGTCTGCTATTCTTGCTAGCACTAAAGTTAATTCTTCTATGGACGCACCTATCATAGCTAACGCCACCATCTGAGGGTCAGAATAAACAGCCACGCCAGAGTTTTTGTCGTCGTCAGACATATCGTCTAAAATTTCACGCACAAGATGCAGACGTTTAAGAGTACCGCTGTCTAACGGTTGTAAGTTAAGATTAACATTCATTATTCACACTCCCCGTATGATTTGCCTGTGCCACTTTCACAGGTGATAGGTAAGCCTTCGGCCCAATCAGGTTTCTGGCTCATGCAATGTTCTACATATACCCGCGCTTCAGCAACATCTGCGTCTGGCACAGCTACAACAATGCTGTCATGTACTGTTAGCACAACTTTGTATCTCTTGGCAATAAGTATCATTTGGTGGCCTATGATACAACGT